AGATCAATGAGGACAAAAGCCGGATGGTCGATCTGGCGAAGGGAGAGAGTTTTTCATTCCTGGGTTTTGAATATCGTCGCATTCGCAGCCGTAATGGGATGTGGCGACCCTACTATGCGCCGAAGCTGAAGAAGCGGACCGCACTGTTCGCAAAACTCAGGGAGGTCTTCCGACGCAACGTCAGCCAGCCCGTAGGAAAGGTGATTGAGATGATCAATCCGATTCTGCGTGGTTGGGTGAATTACTTTCGGATTGGCGATTCGAGTCGATGTTTCTCGAGATTAGAGGGCTGCACCGAGACGAGGTGGATGCCCTTGACGCGCAGGCCCTCGCGGATGCTGGCGGCGGTGTGGGCGGTGCCGATGGTGAGGGCGTCCTGGTTGAAGCGCCCGGTGAAGTACGCCATCGCCTCCACGTCGGCGGCGCTTGCGTCAACATCCTGGGCGAGGATCGCGTCGGCCACCTCGGAGCCGTCGGAAGCGCCGGAGAGCGACAGGATGTACTTGCCGGAGGCCGTGATCTTGCCGAGCACGGCGCCGCGGACGAGGGTTTGCCCGGTCAGGATTGTCACCTTCCGCGAGAGGATTTCCTCGTCGCCGGCGATGAGACGGTCGGGCGTGAAAACGTCGCTGGAAAAACTGGCCTGCATGGATTTAGCTCCTCCTTAACTGGTTGTGGACGACGAGAATCCGCTGGACCTCGGAGGCGTCGTCGTCCGGTGCGGCATCGGCGCCGACCCTCGGGTTCTCGACTCCCGCCATCGCGGCATGGAAAGCCGTCTGCGGTTTAGGGACCGGCGCAGAGGGCAAGTAGCTTGCGCGCAGCCTCCGGGTCGAGGTCGCTTTCGAGAGCGATGGCCCGCGCCAACTGCTCGCGGCCCTCGGCCTCGGGGGAATTCAGGATGGCGGCGATGCGCGAGCGCTCCTCGAGGTGCGTGTTCGCGGGCGCGGTCGCCGTCGTGACAGGTTCGTCCATAACGATGACTCCTTTCGGTCGTTGGAATCGCGCGGCGAGGGCCGCGAGGGTAGATTCGAAGGTGCCAAGCCGGTCGGCCATTCCCGCCACGATCGCCTGGCTGGCCGGCATGAGGTTGCCACGACCGAAGTCGGCCTGGACGAGCTCCGGGTCGATGCCGCGATTTCGAGCGATGGCGTTGATGAAGATTTGGGCCTGCGAGTCCACAATGGTCTGGATCTGCTCGCGGCCTTCCTCGGTCGCCGGATCCGGCCGCTTGTACGGCGACTGGCTGGAGACGATCTCGTAGATAGCGACTCCCGCCTTGGCGTCCCGGCCTCGTGTATCGCGGAAGGTGGCGACGACCCCGATGCTTCCGAACAAGGCTGACTCTTCTGTTACGATTTCGTCGGCAGCGGAAGCGATCCAGAATGCACCCGATGCCGCGATACCGCCGACGTAGGCCACCACTGGTTTGCGCCCGCGGGCCTCGTAGATCATCCGGGACAGTTCGTTGACGCCATCGGCTTCACCACCCGGCGAGTTCACGTTCAGCAGCACGGCGCGGACACTCGGGTTCGCCAGGGCCTCGTTGAAGTCGCGCGCCAGCACGTCGATCGATGTTGCGCCGCTGACTTCAGTGAAGAGATTGGCGTAGCGGAACACCGGACCGACGATCGGGACAACAGCGACGCCGTCACGGACCTCGACGCGCCGGGTGTTTTCGAGCGGTCTGCCGATCTGTGCGGCGACCGCCTCCGGTGTGGGATTGGCGCGCTCGGCGATTTCCAGGATCTGGCGCAGTCCGGCCTCGGTGATGGCCCACGGACGGTCTGCCGCGCAAACGAAGGCTCTCATGCGACGCGTTCCTCCGGCTGGTCGGGTGCGTCGACCAGCCCGAGGTTCACGGCTTCTTCGAGCCACAGGTCATACACCGGCGTTGCCCAATGCGTCGCGAGCCATTGTCGGCGTCCCCGGAAGAACCGCCAGGCTTCGAGCAATGCGGCCCGTGCGCTCGAATAGTTCGTCTTCGAAAAATCCTTGAGCAGCAATTCGTAGGGAAGCCCGAGTGCAGTGCCAATGTGCCGGAGCACGGTCTCGACGAACATCGAATACTGCGAGGCCGGGCGCGCCGGCGTGAACGGCTTCAACTGATCTCCGGGATAAAGCGGGATCACCGCGCCGCCCTTGAGCTGCACGCGGTACTCGTTCTTCGTGGTCAGGTAGGAGTTCGCGTCGCCGCCCATCATCTCGGCGATGGATTGGGAATCGAGCGGCGTCTCGATCACCGCCGCGACCATGGCATTCACGACCGCCGCCTGCAACTCGGTCCGCTGGTAGTGGTCCAGCATCTTGAACTGCTGGAGCACGGCGGAAAGGATCGGCTTCCCGCGCGTCTGCCCGGTGCGCTCTTTATCGTGGACGTGGATGACGCGTCGGCGGCCCCAGGCTGTGAACGCCGGGACTCGCTCCCACTCGCCACCGAACAGTGCGCCGCCGAGCAGCGCATCGCCGGGATGCGACGTCCGAATCCAGTAGGCGACCGGCGCGCCGAACGAGTCGATCTCGATTCCGCCGCGCATGTTCGTGGTGTCCATCCGCAGATTCGGATTCGACAGCCGGTCCGACTCGATCACCTGCATGCGCGAGGGGAACCGGAAGCCAGGCCGCGGCATCCACAGCGGCAACGCGAGGGATTCCCCGTTCAACAGCGCCGCGCGGAACACCTGCGCCGTGAGGCCCGAGAACGTGAGGCTGTTCGATGCCTCGCACTCGGTGGTCTCGGCCCAGGACCGCCAGAGACTCTCGACCTGCTGGCTCCACTCCTCGGCCCAATCCTTGTTCTTGCCTAGCGCGCGGTAGTCGGGAACGGACGACAGCCGCAGGCCTCCGCCGACCACATTGTCCACAAGCGTCTGTGCCGCGCCGCTGGCGATGCCGTGGTTGCGGATCAGATCACGGCTGCGCGCGACCAGCGTCGGAAGATCAGGAAGAAGGTCCGCGTCGGCCGATCCCTGCGACGGGAGCCAGGAGGCGAGCTCGCGCGAAACGAGCGAAGCACCCTGGTGCGCGGCGTCGGCGGAAAGACGCAGCCCTCCCTGCACGCTCCTGATGGTGCGCCGGATGGTTGTCGAAATGGCCTGGATCATCTTGGGAATTCGAAGAGAATGGGCTTACGGTTGCCGCGCGAGCCGGCTTCGATCTGCTGCTTCAGCCGCGCGATGTAGCGTTCCAAGTCCGCGACGTTCGTGCTCGTGTACCGAACGCGGCCGGAGGGGCCATCGATCTCCTCGATACGTGAGCCGGTCATCAGTCGGTGCAGTGCAATCTCGGCTTCGCTCAGCCAAGCCGTAACCAGGTTGGAAGATGCCATCGGGATACAAGCCACTTAGCCTGTTTAGCGGGGATCAACCGAGAAGGTTCGTTCCTCGCAAGGACTGGCCTTCCCTGTAAATGTCATCGAGTAGCTTCGTCCGATACGTACGCGATCGCCACAGAATGGTCGCGGCAACGAACGTGAGGGCTACGCCGCTGCAAAAAAGCACCCGACTATCGCGGTTGCGAAGGATATCGTAGCCCGCAAAACAAGCAGCGAACACGAACGGGCCGCATATCATTGCTAACTGGGTCATGAACACCAAGCCCAAACTTCGCCGTCGGTGGTCGGGACCGCCTTCACTGTGCTCATAGGGCGTCACTCTGGCGTTCGATGACGGGAGGTATCGTAGCAACGTCGAAGACATGTACTTGACGAGGCTCGTCACCATTTCCTGGTGCTGGGCGATCGCACCAGAAGCGCCGATTGCGAGGAACGGTAGCAAGACCATTGACGCCTTCAGCAACGAATGTGGTGCCTGATCTTTCACGGCGAAGCCGATGAGCGCCAGGACGGCACCCATATAGGCGAGTAGGATTTGATCTCTCAGCTTAGGGCCTGCTAAACAATAATCTGTACACTTTGGCGTTTTTCACTCTGGGTTGCGTGGCAGCAGCGTGTAGTTCCAGTTAGGATGGGTCTTGTGTTCGCTTGAGCCGTAGTTTGTCGATTTCGTCATTCGAAGTCTCAACACCGGTTTCATACTGATTGGTATCGAGTAGGGCCTTGACCTTCAGGCC